TCAAGCAGGGACTAGGGTGGAAGCAAGGCGATTTGACACCAGATCTTTGATTTGTAAAAACAAATCGTCTATGGATCCGTTATTATCAAACTCTGCGTCAAACTTAGTGCCAACCCAAGCAGTTTCGCTGGCGTGGATACCTGCTTGCTCTAGTTTAGTTTTACTAGTAGCCCAGGTAAAATTCTGTACTTGGCCCTTGTTAACGCTTAATGCCCAATCGTACCAATAGGGCAACTCGCCACGTTTTACCCATATAATAATTCCGCCTGCATCTTTGATTGATTTAATTTCGTTTGGAAAACGGCAATCTGAAATCACAATGTGATCTTTGCTCATACGCAGTTTGTTTTCCAATGAGGCGATCCAGATATCATCGTGGAATGATTTACGACACACTTCTGTGCCCCAATACTGTAGAACCCAACGAGGAGTAAGTGTAGGCATATCTAACCGCTGTGCCCACCACGGATCTACTTGCTCTCGCCATTCGCGAGCCTGTGCAGTGCGTCCTTCTAACAGAGTTCGATCCCACCCAAATACCGCGGCTACAGCATCTTTGAGAGTTGACGCAAAACTTTCTCTACGAAATTCGTGAAAATTAACCAGATAGTCAGCTACAGTGTCTTTGCCTGAGCCAATAAAACCGCATACACCTATGATCATAATGTCCTCCAATTAAGAACATTATAACATGTATGAAATTAAGATGTCAACCAGTTATCCAACCCCAACCCTGTGTAGTAATACCAGTTTTGAGATCTTCCATTAGTTTTTCTATTTCGGTTTGACCCTCTGTGATCAGTGCTGTTCCGTTGAGCTGTGTGCCGCCTTGTGGGCCTGCGATCTGCCCAAACTTGCTTCGGGCTTGCCCTAACATCATTTTACAGTTGGCCAAAGCATAGTCCTTGATCCATTGTCCTGAATACACATCGTCTATAATAGCAAAGTCTGGCTTGATATTATAGACCATTAGCATAACGCTTTCTTCACCGCGGGGACGTTGATGTATGATAATTTTATGGTTTTGTGGATTCCATGTAAAATTAATGTAGCTACCAAACATCTTGCCCACTAATTCTTGATACTGACTAAACAATTCATAGGTTAGCAGCCCGCCCATGTTAGTTGAGCTTAACAAATAGGTGTTGGCGTAGGCTAAGTTAAATGGTTCAAATACTGTGCCACCTGTGCCGTTACCAGTTCTTGATCCTACTGATCTGCGGAATATCTGACGTACCTGCTGTATTTCTTTAGGCAGTATGTACTCGTTGGTACTCTCAGTTAGAGTTAAAAACATGTAGCTTTCTTCCACAGCATTATCTGAACGCTGGCGGAAAACTGCTAGAGCACGATTAAGTGCTGTGTCGTAGTGTATGGGATCTAGTTCTACATCTACCATACCATCGCCTAGCATGGTTTTGCAGTAGTTGTAAACAGAATTTTTGGCTTGGTCTGATGTGCTCATACGAGTATTTATCGTAGCGGTAAATATATGACTATGCCAAGACTCAGTTTATACCGTCCCGAAAAGGGCAACGATTACCGCTTTATAGATAAATCCGCCTGGGAAATGTTCCAAGTTGGCGGAACAGATGTGCTGGTGCATAGGTACATAGGTCCCGGTGCAGCTATACAAGGTGACACTCCTAGTACTCCTACCTATGCCAATGATAATGTAGCAAACATACAAGATCTGTTATTTTTAGAAAATCGTGATCGCAAGTATGATCCCGATGTATATGTGATGCGTGGTGTTTACAATATCTCTGACATTGATTTTAACCTCAGCCAGTTTGGGCTGTTTCTACAGAGTGATACTATTTTTATCACGTTTCATATCTCCGACACCGTGGAAAAATTAGGTAGAAAAATCATCGCAGGCGACGTTATAGAACTTCCACATCTCAAAGACGAACATGCTCTCAATGACCTAACCTTTGCGCTGAAACGTTTTTTTGTAATTGAAGAAGTCAGCAGAGCAGCAGAAGGATTTTCAGCTACATGGTATCCGCATCTATATCGAGCCAAGTGTAAACCTTTAGTAGACAGTCAAGAATTCAAACAGATCTTAGACGATATCGCAGACAGAGAATTCTACAAAGGCGCTTACAATTCGACGATAACATACTATCCTGGTGATGTGGTACTTGCTGAGAATGGTAAAAAATATCAAGTGTTGCAAGAGACCACTGGAATAGCTCCGCCTAACACCACTTATTTTGCATTAGCTGATACCTTGCGAGATGTTGTCAGTACCTACGAAAAAGAAATGCAGATCACTGCTGCGGTGCTTGATCAAGCAGAAGCAGATGCACCACGCAGCGGATATGATACCAGCAAGTATTATACACTGCAACGTACTGCCGACGGCGATGTAGAATTAGCCAGTACAGATGCTACAGATGTTACTGTAGATGCAGCCACACAAGCAACCGACGAAGCAGGTAATCTATTGTATGACACAGATGGAAATCCTGTGTATGTTGGCCAGACTGCCAGCAGCGTGATATTAACGTCAGACGGGGATGGATATGATGGATATCTAACCGAAGACGGTGTGCCTCCTAATGGTGCTCCTTTTACCGCAGGCATTTCATTCCCTAATAATCCTATCAATGGACAGTTTGCACTGCGAACAGATTATCTACCTAACAGACTATTCAGATTTGATGGCGCAAGATGGCGCAAGTTCGAAGACAATGTGCGTATGACCATGAGCAATCTTGGTGCCAGCGATGTAGCTGCTGGTAAACCTTTTGCAGGCAAGGACGTGAGACAGACGCAGAAGTCTACGTTCATTAATAATCCTACAGTGAGCACCATCGACGGACACACAGTTAAAGAAAAACAGAGTCTCAGCAAGGCTCTAAGACCTGAGGCAGACCTATAATGGATTTTCACTACGACGGACAGATAAGACGATATGTTACACAGTTCATGCGTGTGTTCATTGGATTTAAATATCAAGCAGGAGACGGCGAGCAGCGTCAGATACCTGTGATGTACGGCGACTTGACAAGGCAGGTAGCCAGTATCATCAAAGATAATTCAGAAAACAAAATGCCCACTGTGCCAAGGATTGCCTGTTATATCACAGGTATTGAAATGGATACCAGCAGACTCAGTGATCCTACATTTGTGTCTAAGATACACGTGAGAGAACGTAGATTCACAGATGCCGGCGGCACCAGAGAATACACGGGAGCACAAGGTGGCAGCTACACCGTTGAAAGACTCATGCCTACTCCGTTCAAGCTGACCATGAAAGCAGATCTGTGGACTTCAAACACAGATCAAAAATTACAGTTGCTGGAACAGATATTGGTGCTGTTTAATCCCAGCCTAGAATTACAGACCACCGACAACTACATCGACTGGACCAGTCTCAGCGCCATGTACTTGACCAGTACTAATTTTTCCAGCAGAACTATTCCTCAAGGTGCGGAAAGCGACATAGACATATGTAGTATGGAATTTGAAATGCCTGTGTTTATATCTCCGCCGGCCAAAGTTAAAAAATTAGGAATAGTACAGAGCATTGTGGCCAATGTATTCACAGAGCAGGGCGAAGTATTGAATCTTTCAGATCTCATTTACAATACTTCACCGCCTAACACTTCGTTAGCTGGAAAAACATATGGTCGTTATCGAGTGCTGTTATTCAAATCCAACACTGGTGTGGTCAACGATAATCAATATGATCTCACTATTGTAAATCCCACAGACGCAGTGATTTCAACAGGTCTTGATCAACGCGAATATAAAAACGGCGAACCTGTGGAATGGGCTAAAATCCTAGAGGTACAAGGCGGATATGTACCGGGCAGCGAGGTATGGTTTAAGAAATTCAGCGGATTTGAAATAGTAGGCACATTTGTGATCAATCCATTAGACGCCACTGTGCTTACCGTAACGTTAGATGCAGACACATATCCGGCCAACGATGACATAGCCAGTACAATACCAGGAGTTGCTGCTAGAGGCACCGTAGACGCTATCATAGATCCCTACAAATATAATCCCTTGGAAGTCTACGGATCACATGCACAGATACCGCTGGGACTGAGATTCTTGATGTTGGATGATGTCAACAACAGTGAGAACCGTGGAGGGTTTATCAATCTTCCGTCTAATCCAGCCGACAGCACAAATATTCCTTACCGTGGTCCGCAGGCCTGGCGAAACCCCAGCAACAACGATTCAAGCTGGGAAAATCAAGACGGCACGGATCCTGTGATCACGGCCAATTCCATAGTAGAATGGACTGGGCAAACATGGGCTACAATTTGGAATCCTGCAGACAATACCTTGGAAGCTGCTGATATGGCCGGGGAAACATTTTCTCCCACACATATCCAAAATATTCGTACAGGTATCAAGTATAAGTGGGACAGTGCTCAATGGCTCAAAGCGTTTGAAGGCGAGTATCTTCCAGGAGAGTGGAACTTCAAGGCTGCGGGCGGATAAGTATCTGCATGCAACAGCGTGCCGGATTATTATTCTTAGCTAAAACCACAAGCAGAATTCTGCTAATCCTAGACGACGATCGATGGACTGTGCCTACATTTCAACGCAATAACAGCCTGTTAGAAGATGCTGACATGTTGTTAAACCAATATGCACAGGGTCGAATAGTGCCTATAGAACTTTATCTATCAGAGGATCGCGGCTTTGAATATGGCACGTATGTGTGCGTGGTCGATCAAGAGTTTTTGACTACAGCGTCGAAGACTGTGTGCTGGGCAGATTTAGATTATTTGCCCAAACAATTACATTCGGGACTGCGCACCACATTAAATAATCAAGTGATACGTGTGAAGATAGAAACTATATTGGAGTTAGAAAATGTCAGAGCTATTACAAAGGTCTAGTAGATTCCAAGAGGACTGTGCGAAATATCGTACTGCTATAGGCACCATGCCCGACGGGCCGGCCAAGCAGGAATCTCAACAGTTGTTGAACAAACTGATTGGGGAAATAAAAAAATTAGACAGTATGCACATGGAGATGATCTATAGTCGTCAACTGCCTACCATGGGAGGCGACATGAAACAAGATATCACTAACATAAGAAAACAGTTAGAGACAAGAATCAGAGATTGGTCTCAGGCGCAGAAAAATTAAATACTGCCAAAGTTTTTCACGGAGATAGTGCCTATCATGGAGGCATGTGAACCGCATTGGTATCTATAATTACCAGAAACTGTGTCCGGAATCTTCCAATACAATGTACCTGAATCTTTGCCTTGTGCTGACGAGCCCGTAGTCACTACTCCTGCTGTAGTTACATGCACCAATCCGGTATTAAAGTTAACCCCTGTGTTATCTTGGATTAAAAATGGATGGCCGGACGCCTGCAAATTAAATGCGATTGTAGTTCCATTCATAGCATATATCGTAGGGTCATCTGAAGTTCCATATTGATCAAATCTATAGGCCGATGCCCCATTGTTTGTAACTGTCAACATAGTAATCGCAGGTAGATATATCTTATCTATAGTTAATGAAGCAGATATTGCATCGCTAAGTCCTGTGAATGCAGTTGCACCTGCTGTAACTGTGCTGGTTATGGTTACTGTGTCTGTGCCTGCGTCTGTGGTGATAGAAATACCTGTACCACCTGCCAGTGTCAGGGTGTCTGTGCTGGAATCTGCCACCACTGAGCTTTGACCAGCCACTGCTATAGTGTTAAAACTGTCGGATGATGCGCCGCTGCTTGTAAAAGTTATAGCGTCTGTAGTGGCGTCTGTGGTAATGGTAATTCCTACACCCACTAATGTCAGTGTATCCGTGCTACTGTCAGCTGCAACACTGCTCTGACCCGCTACTGCTATAGTAGCGAAGCTGTTTGATGAAGATCCGCCAGTAACAGTAGCCCATGAGTTATCACCTCTCAAGTAGGTGCTGGCACTAGGCGTACCCGATGCCCCTATGCGACCTATTGGAACTGTACCGGATGTTAACTGAGTTGCATTTAAATCAGTAAGATTGGTTCCCGAACTTGCAGGTAGTGTAGCTGGAAAGCGGTCATCTGGAACGGTGCCAGATGTCAACTGGGTCGCATTTAGTGCGGTAAGATTAGTTCCAGAACTTGCAGGTAGTGTAGCTGGGAATCGACTGTTAGGTATAGTACCCGAAGTAAGTTCAGTGGCATTTAGTGCGGTGAGTAGTGTGCCAATACCGCTGAAGCTGGTAGCTGTAAGTAATCCTGCATCTGATATACTGGCACTGCTGACCTGTATGATCGTGCCTGTTGTGCCATCGTAGCGAACAATTCTGTTGTCCACAT